TACTTTACGCGACAGCCTAGCTGAATGGACTAAGTGCGCTCTCGGCCCACTGAATCAAGAACCTGCAGCACATCACCAGGTGCTTATTCGCGAGTTAGAGGACATTAGCACTGGCGCGAACACCCGGCTCATAGTGCTTATGCCGCCGGGATCAGCAAAATCGACCTACGCGTCAGTCTTGTATCCAGCTTGGTGGTTCACCCGGCATCCAGGGACCTCGATCATTGCTGTCTCGCACACGGCAAGTCTGGCCGAGCACTTCGGCCGACAGATCCGGCGTCTGATCGCAGATCATCAACTCCGCCTCGGATACAAATTGGTCCAAGACAGTCGCGCGGCTGGGCGCTGGCAGACGACCGGCCACGGCGAATACTTTGCTGCTGGAGTTCGTGGGCCTATTATAGGCCGACGGGCCGATCTCGCCTTGATCGACGATCCGATTAAATCGAGGGCCGAGATTGCCAATCCGCAATTTCGAGAAAAACTTTGGAGTTGGTTCCAATCGGAACTACTTACTCGACTCAAGCCAGGCGGCCGCGTCGTGCTGGTGATGACTAGATGGCACGAGGATGACTTCGAAGGACGCCTCCAGGCACATGACCATACAGAATGGCGCATCATCAGATTGGCGGGGCTCGCTGAGAGCGATGATCCCGTCGGTCGTTGCCTCGGTGCTCCGATATGGCCGGAATGGGAGGATGTACCCGGTTTGCTCAGGAGGCGTGCGTCGGTAGGGGAGCGAGTATGGTACTCGATGTTCCAGCAATCCCCAGGGGCAATCGAAGGCGGTCTGTTTCGCTGCGACCGCATCGACATCTTAAGCGACGTACCCGATATTGGAAACGGCCGCATTGTCCGGGCTTGGGATCTCGCGTCCACTCCAGCGAATGGCAGCACCGATCCGGACTGGACGGTCGGTTTGAAGCTCCTCACCATCCATACCGGCCGCTATGTCGTATTGGATATCGTCCGATTGCGTGGCAGTCCGCACGAGGTCGTGACCGCGGTTCTCTCAACGGCCCGCCGGGATGGTCCGTCGGTGCCGATCGGCTTGCCAGAAGATCCAGGCCAAGCAGGCAAGAGTCAGGTTGCCTTTCTTTCTGGGCTTTTGATCGGACATTACGTCACTGCCTCCCGAGAGACCGGCTCCAAAATGACTCGCGCGATGCCCATCGCGTCGCAAGTCGAAGCCCGAAATTTGGCGATCGTGCAGTGCAGATGGAACCACGCATTTCTGGACGAGTTGGGCGATTTTCCCGATGGTCGCAAGGATGATCAAGTGGATGCATTGTCGCGAGCATTTTCCATGCTAACTCAGACCGGTGCAGCCGCCCGTCGTCTTAACACGGCGCACCTGGCGCGTTGACCGATGAATTAGCTGGATTTTCACAACCGGCTCGCGACAGGGAACCGATGTTCGATACGATTTGCGACTTTATCCCGCGGGACGGCGATTATTCGCCGCGCGCGCGCGCTCTCGATATACTTCAGCGCGTGCTGAATGGCACGGTATATAATGTTTTGCCATATCAATTTCATCAGGAGCGCACCAGCGGTGGTGAGTATATACCGCTACGCAATAGGCGACCGAGTGTCCGATATGCGTTATGCCGGGTTGTAGTCGAAGACAGCGTATCGTTACTGTTCAGTGAAGGACACTTTCCCACGATCGACTGCGCGGACCGTGCAGTGGCCGAGTTTCTTGCCAAGGTGGTCAAAGAAACACGTCTCAATCAAGTGATGATAGATGCCGCGATTCGGGGCTCGATCGGTTCTGTGGCGATCCTGTTACGCCTCCTTCGTGGTCGAGTTTTCCTCGATGTCCTCGACACCGCTTTTCTGACACCCACTTGGGACACGGAAGCGCCCGACACGCTGGTCCGAGTAACCGAGAAATACAAGGTTTCAGGGCAGACGCTCGCTATAAATGGATACGATATAGTTGATACCGCGTCCGACTATTGGTTCGTGAGGTGTTGGGATACGCAGAACGAGACATGGTTCCTACCCAGTCCGGTCGGCGGCCCCATAGAGCCGTTGGTTGATCGCTCCCGAAGTGTTTGCCACGGGTTGGGTTTCGTTCCACTCGTCTGGATTCGTAACCTGCCGGGTCCTTCTGCCAGTGGTGACCCCAATGATGGGGCATGCACATTTCGCGCGGCGATAGAAATACAAATCGAGATCGACTATCAGCTCAGTCAGGCTGGACGCGGCTTGAAGTACAGCAGCGACCCCACCTTGTTGATCAAGGAACCTGCGACGACGGACTCGGAGATCGTCAAGGGTGCGGGCAACGCCCTCGTTGTTAGCGAGAAGGGCGATGCCAAGTTGCTTGAAATAGGGGGAACTGCCTCTGCCGCGGTGATCGATTACGTGCGCGTGCTACGTGAGATGGCTCTTGAAAGCGTGCACGGAAATCGGGCGAGTGCGGATCGGCTTACGGCCGCGCAGTCTGGTCGGGCTCTGGAGCTACTAAACCAGGGACTTATCTGGCTTGCTGACAATTTGCGGATCAGTTATGGTGAGGGCGCTTTGCTCCAGCTTGCTGGGATGATTCTTCAGGCAACGCACCTTTACCCGCTGAATGTGATGGGCGCGCAGGTATCTGGTCTGGATCCCACGGTGCGACTTTCGTTGAAGTGGCCGCGTTGGTATGCCCCGACCGCTGATGATCGCCAAAAGGATGCGCAAACGTTGTCGACCCTTGCAACCGCGGGTCTGATCAGTCGGGAGGCTGCGGTGAAATCCATAGCAGATACCTACGACATTGAGGATATACCCGGCGAGCTTGCTAGAATCACAGCAGATTCTGGTTTAAATAAGGAAGTTTGATGTCTGACGATACTCCTACGCAGGATTCGGCGCACGATCCACTTGACGAGCTGCGATCCCGCGCCGAGCTCCTAGAGCGCCAACTTTTGGAGGTACGGCAACGTACCGAAGCGCAGCTCATCCGAGCTGAGCTTAAGGCCGAAGCCATTCGAGCAGGCATAGTTGATCTAGATGGGTTGAAGCTCGTAGATCCCTCTGAGGTCAAGTTGAGTGCAGACGGTGAGGTCGAGGGCGCCTCGGCGCTGATGACGCGACTCAAGAAGGCCAAGCCGTGGCTGTTTTCGGCCGTTTCGTTGTCCAGCACCGCGATGCCGCCGCCGGCGCAAGTGCTGCGGCAAAAACTGGCGACTGAAATGACCGATGCCGAATATCGCGTCGCACGCGAGATGCTTCTCAGAAATCGCGGGTAGCCATACGTCGGCCGCGCGCCTGATTGACGCTTCAGGTTGGCATATCGACATATCGAGGAACCTCTTCAAAATGGGTATTCAGAACTTTCCCGCGTCTCTGCAACCGATCATCCAGCAAGGCTTCCTTGAGCGCGAGTTTATGCAGGCGCTCCGCTCCCGCCTCAGCTACCGTGCATGCGCGGATCGCGAGGAGTTCGCAGTCGGCATCGGCGAAACCCTCACCAAGACGAGAGCCGGCCTTAAACCCAGCGTCACCACACCGCTGGCGCCAAGTACCAACACGAATTTCGATAACGGCCTGACACCGACCACATGGGGTGTCGAGCAGTACACTATTACGATCAATCACTACGCTGCCACTACCGACCTCAACGTGGTTACCGACCGCGTGGGCATCGCGTCGCAGTTCCTGCAGAATGCCTACGTTAACGGCGAGCAAGCGGCCCGCAGCTTGGATGAACTGGCACGTAACGCGTTATTCAATTCATACTTCGGCGGCAATACACGCGTGCGCGTCACATTGATAAGTGCTGGTCCAGCAGTGTCAGTTGACGATATACGCGGTTTCCAGAGCGCATTCGTGAACGGCGTCCTGCAGACAGTGAGTAGTTCCAACCCTCTTACTGTTACCGTCGGTACGGCGGATGCCTATACCCTCGTCTCCGCGGTCGCCGACGCGATCAACGTTTCGACGGCACCTAATGGCGTCTCAGGTGTCCTGACCTTTTCCGGTAACGTTTCCGCGAGCGACGGCACAGCCGGAAACCCGTTAGTGTCTGCGAACGCGTCGGTCGTTGTGCGTCCCTCGCAGCGGTCCAATACCTCCGCCTTGATAGCGGGGGACACGCTCGTGATGTCCAACTTGCTTGACGCGGTCGCGAAGCTGCGTCTGAATGCGGTGCCGGAGATCGATGGAGCCTATAATTGTTATCTGGACCCTGTCTCCGCCCGACAACTATTTGCGGATCCAGACTTCAAGCAATTATTTCAAGGTGCCACCTCGGCGAGTCAGGTATTCCGCAAAGGAATGACAAACGATTTTCTTGGTTTGCGGTTCATGCCCACGACCGAAGCCTTTGTTCAATCGCATCCGACGCTCGCTGGCTTGTTGGTGCGTCGGCCGATTATTTGCGGTCAGGGCGCTCTGATCGAGGGCACGTTCGCCGGCATGGCGGCCCAGGACGTCGCCCCCTCTGATTCGATTATCGCGATGGTAGATGGTGTGGCGATGGTTACCCGCGAGCCGATAGATCGACTACAGCAGATCATCGCACAGTCTTGGTATTGGATGGGCGGATACTGTACGCCATCCGACACTACTACTAGCCCCACCACGAT